TTAGAGCCTGTAGATCCTGATACTCCATTTCAGTAACATCACCATAATTGGCCCAAGTATGCAATAGCTTGGTCTTGGGACCAGTTAAAAGTAGCTCACCATATGTAAGGCTACGACAGGGAATTCTGTCTGTTGGAGCATATTTTCTAGCGCTCTTCTGAGTCGCCTTTTCCTTCTTCGTTTCAGCCTTAACTTCTTCAACTTCATTAATATCTGTATTTTTTGCCATAACTTTTTTCTCCTTTTATTCCTTTGTTTCTAATACAATTAAGCTAGGATCCACTCGCCAAAGATTAGGTTGATTAGAACACCAACACCCATCTGGAACATGTATCTGTAGTCATAGGTCATGTCCTGATTTAGGGTCTTGTCCTGAACTTCTCTTAGCTGATCCTCGCCACGGTTAACTAGCTTGATGAACTTGTTGTCCATAACAGGCATGATGAATAGAACCTTGTCATCAACTAGCTTCTTGGTGGTGTCACCTAGAGCAAAGCCCTGCTTGATTTCAACAAGTCTAATGCCTTCCCAAATGCCCATTCTGCCAGTAGTATGACGCTCGTTCTTCATCTCGTTGGAGATCCAGTCAACATTCTGTAGACCAGTAACCTTAGTTAGAGCAGACTTAGTACCCATGATGATAACCTCATTAGCACCAGTAGCCATCTGAACATCCTCAACTAGCTGAATTAGAGTGCCTCTGGAGTTCTCATCTAGAGCGCCAGTCTTAACCCACTGACCTGCACCAGAAGCGCCGCCAGGTAGCTTCTCTGCAGCATCCATTAGAGCCTGATAAATAGCCTCGTTAACGAATCTGTCAATAGCCTCGTAAATCTTGGTGATAAAGGTAGCAAAGTCTTCTAGACCACAGATTAGCTTCTCGTACTCGCTGTAAACAGCAATGCCGTATTCAGAAGTCTCAATGGAGAAGCTGGAGCCCTTGCCTAGTCTCTGACGGTCTAGATCCCAGTGAGAGCCAGAAACCTTAGAAACAGTTAGAACGGAGTTATCCTCAGAATAGAAGATGTTCTCATCGCCCTCATCTAGATATCTCTCTTCAACGAACTCTCTGAAGAATGGGTTCTCTGCCCAGCCGCTCTTTAGTAGGTTGGGAACTAGCTCTTCAATTAGGTCAAATAGAATCTGAGCATTAGCTCTCTTCTTAATAGCCTTACGAATTTCCTGCTTAGTAGCATTTTCAGAAACACCAATAGCCTCTCTGAAAACCTTTCTAATCTTCTCATTAGCAGTCTTAGCGTCAATGCCTTCCTCATAATTATTGATGGAAGCATCAACCATTAGCTTATTGAAGTTAACAAACTTAGTCTCGTCATTTTCGAAAATAGCACGAACATGTGCGTCAAAATTCATTAGATTAGCCATATTTTTCATCCTCCTTTTCTCTAGAATTACAGGCTAACAACCTGTAGCTTGTACATGATTAGATTGCTACGAACAATCTTGGTTAGAACCTGAGCGCAGAACTGACCCTCAGTCTTAGCGTCAGCAACAACATACTGCTTAGCGGAAGCGTCATAAGTAACATACTGCTTCTCAACAGGAGCAGTGTCAAAAGCGTTCTCAGATAGAGAAACTCTGTCACCAACTCTTAGAGTGTAGGCACGAACTCTGTCACCCTGCTTGTTGTAGAATCTGTCCTCGTCTGCATAACCCTTTAGCTGGGTAAAAGCAACGATAGGAGGAGCTAGTAGGAATAGGGGTTCCTCACCTGCAACATAGTCCTTAGCGGACCAAGTTTCATCACCAATGTACTCATCCTTACAAACTAGTAGGCCATTGTCCATATCTTCATCAATAGTGATGCTATAAATATGACCGCCGCCAAAGTTGGTGGATAGGATGTTAGTGGATTCTGCCACGATGTGGCTTACATTTAAATTCATATCCTGAGCCATAATTAAATACATTCCTTTCTTAAATTAAAAATTGTTTTTTATATAACAAAAAAACGACTATCAATAGCCGCCAAATGTTTTAAATTATTCATCTTTTTCAAAAAGACCGCCATAAGCAGACTTCTTTTTACTTGGCTTAGCATTAAAGTTTAGACCAATAGTTTTATTAGTTTTTACTTCGTCATTAGAAGCAAAATTAACAGCAAAAGAGCTGAAGTCGTCTAGAATTTCATCTGCCTTCTGAGTGCACTCTTCAACAGAATAATCCTTAGAATTAGAAATTAGTTTTTGGAAAGATTTAGTATTAACAACATCTTTATACTTTTCATCAGCAAAGATTGCGTCCTTCTGTGCCTGTAGCGCTGCTGCCTCTGTATCTTCCTTATACTTTACTAGAGAATCATAATTTTCACGCATCTTCTCAATAGCGATCTTTTCAGACTCAGTAACAATCAGTTCAAAAACCTCTTGTCTTTCGCCTTCCAAAGATACATTTTCACCATCTACAGAATAGCCAACCTTATAAAGCTTGTTGTTGCGCCAACCATACATAATAAAGTAATTATCATATACGGATCTGATGCCATAATATTCATCGTCTTCCTCATCATACTGAGAAATTAAATTATATAATGCATAACGAATATCATCATGGCTTAGCTCAACAGTAAAGATTTTAGTGAATTTTTCTACATCACCATCATCGTTATCATCGCCGTCGCCATCTCCGTCGTCGTCACCATCATCATCTCCAGTATCATCACTGCCAGCATCATCACCTTCGCCGTCGCCATTATCTCCTTCGCCTTCGCTTGTGCTGGTATCATCAGTGTTGTCATCACTATCGAACATTTCAACAAACTTTGCTTCAAGTTCTTCATCAGAAAGACCTTCGATTTCAAAAGTTACTTCTTCAGCAGTTATACCATATTTTGAGAGTAATTCTTCAAACTTCATTTCGTTTCCTCCTTTCTGTGTGGTATTTGTATTGAAATTAGACAAAGTTACATTTAACTTTTCCAACACTTCAATCATTTTGTCTTGATATGTAAATATAGGTTCTTTGTGACAAAAATCTGTTATGTCAGCTCGTGCGCCAAGCATGCCCTCACCAATTTCATTTCCTTCTTCGTCACAGCCTAACAATGTGCAACCAGAAAAATAGAAATCTGTAAGATCTAGATATTTTTCCTTTGCATTATATGATAATTCATTTATTACCAATTCACATGACACTTTTGTACCATTTTTTCTGCGAATAATATCCGCTGCTTCCGTATATGATTCTGGAATAACACTATATGCCATAACATAAGTCTTATCCATTTTTTCATCATATTCAAGCCATGGTTCATCTGCCGTAAAACAGCCAACCTGTTTTTCAATATAATTGATTTCAGACTCGCCATCTTCATTTTCTACTATTTCCATATTGTGTGCATAGAAATCCTTAGTGCCATCTTCTAGTTCATGAATATATGCCAAAATTGGTCTATATTTTAAAGTAGGCATACCTTTTTCCATATTTTCTTTGGAAATAAATGAGCCATTACGATTTAAATCAGTATGACAAACTTTGAGCTTAAGTTTTAACAGTCCAGGCATTTCTTCTTCTTCTTTTGCGAATGTGCCTGGTACAGACACAACAATTGGTGATTTAGTTTCTTTAACACTAAAGTTCACATTCTTATTTTGTTCAACAAAAAACTTATACAAATCATCAACAGTTAACATTTTATTATCCATATTTGTCCTCCTTTCTTATAGAATTTCAGACATCTGTTTATATATCAAAAAACTAGCGTGTTCGTATACGCTAGTTTCTTAACATCGATATTTTCAAATGTAAAATGTTTCGGAACCATGTTCATGAATGTATATATGCCACTCATACTAGACACAAGACTAAATCCGTTCTCAATCATTTTATTGGCAACTTCTTTATCTTGTACAACAATAAATTTTGCGCTATTCATATACATCGCCCCTTTACTTTTTATTTTTTTCTTTCTCTTTTGTCTCTGCACCTTCATCTGTAAGTTCTCCGTCTGCTTTAGTAGGTGCGCCACCAGTATCAGATCCTGATGCCTGTGTATGAGCACTAACAAGCGGATGTATAAATTTAGTTACAGAGAATCCAAGTTTTGTCTCAAGCCAATCAGATGCAATGGTCTCAAGAGGATCATACCCAAGTAGCATCATATATTCCTGTTTGACAGGCAAGCCCAATGATGCAGCTTTTTCAATCTGATTAATTCTATCTTCCTTTGTATAAATTGTAGTATCTATAAACTTAATATACGCAAGACTATTTGGGAACTGCATCAATATTCTTTCGTTGACAAATGCCTCAACTTGCTTCATAATACCACGAGTGGCCATCAAAGCATCAGAAAGCATACTCATTTTCACAGAGCTTGCGCCAGTTAAACGGCTACTGTCAAAAATCTGAGAAATACCAGTCTGCTCCATCAGGTTCTGATAACTATCTGCTATAGCATTAGTATCAGATGTTGCATTCTTATCGAATGAAATACTATCGACGTCCATACCAGGAGACAAAATCAATCCAATTTCTTCTGGCAAAGAATCTTGCGCTAGTGCAAAGAATTTTTTTGCAAGATTTAAGTTCAATGCCAAGTCATCTGGATTAGAACTATTAAGCAGCGGGATCTTCATAACTAGTAACTTATAAATATCCAAGGAATCCTTCACAGCAACCAAAGCCTGTAAGTCAATAAGATCAATAAGACCCTCAAACAGTGAAGCAAATGGGCTAATAACTAAATCAATATCAGCCAGATCAATCTTAAATGCTCTTGCTGTATCAAGCTCTTGCCATTTTAAAGAAGAGTCTCTTTCAAATTTGTTATATTTCTGTTTATACTCCTTGTCCCACACATCTAAATAAAATGCATTCGTTCCTCTAAAGAAAGAAAAGTCGAACGCAACATGTAGCAGTCCATTATAACCAACTGACGCAACCTTGCAATATTGTGAATCTAATGGCATTAAATACATTGTGCCATCATCATCTTGATATGGTTGAAAGTATACAATACCCTCACGCCACGCCGTCACCAATAGTTTAAACATATTGAGTTCAAGATTCATCTTGCGCACAAATCTGCACGCATCCTCATAGTCTTGTAACAAAGACTCTTCGTCATTGTCCTCAATTAGGCTAAAATCTAAATTGATTTTATATGCACTAAAGTCAGGAAGGCTGGCGAAATAATTAACAATTCTTCTTAGGGGAAATGAAAGCGTATATAAAAACTTAGCTAAATTTCTTAAAGATGCCTGAGAACTTGAAGCATATGGGTTTTGCAAATATGACCGTAACGACTCTTTACTAAACACGGTCCATACTTTTGTGGAGTTTGATGTTAAGTCAACGAGTTTTAATGCATCCTCTACTGCCTTAGCATATTGTTTCATCGTCTCTAGGCTTTCAACAAATTTAACATTTTCAAGCTCTGATTTCTTATTTTTATTTTCAGCCATTTCTTCACCTTCCTTCCTTAGTTAAAATAGCTATGTCTAGCTTTTGGTTTTTTAAAATCAAAAAATTCTTCTAATGCACTTTGGTCAACTTTTCTAGTTATCAAATGCTCTCTGCGAAGTTTTTGCAATAAAAAAGCTGCCATAGCACAAACATATGCTCGGTCGTCATTTAATTTATTTGCCTTATCAGGAGCAAGATCAAATCTATCGTTACCTGAAGATTGCTTAAAACGATAGATATTAACTAATTCAGTTTTCATCAAATCAATTTGTTTTAAAGCAACTTCTTCATTTACATCAAGATCATATTGTTCTCTTATGACCTCAATGCCCTTTTTCTTTAAATCCTTAACGTCTTTTTCTGTAGGTTCGGTATATCTTGGTGTTTTTACGCCAGTCTTGGTATCTAAATCATACATAACCATGATATAACCACGATTATCATATTCATTTGGCCATTCAATTAAATTCATGTCCATCATTTCAATTAATGCTCTGAACATTTCAACTTTATATTTAGATGGCTGTATTAAACGCATTTTATCCGTAATTGCATTTGGATATAATCTAACTTCTTCAGGGCTATATTCCTTGTCAATTAAGCCCCTATGCATATTACCATTATCATCTTTCCAATCTTCCCACAAAAAGTCGCTAATATTAACACCCGCACCACCAGAACCGGCATCAATATATAATCCTAATATATTTTCATAGTCTGCTGTGCCTTGTCCATTGTACTCAAGAAGCAATCTCTTAAGTTCTTTAATTTGATTTGGTGTAGTCATTGGAGTCTTTTTCTTCTTCATAACATTAAGAAGATTGACTACATTTTGTATTTTCATTTTCCATCCAACAACTGGATCTTCATAATACTCTGCGCACAAAATTACAGAGTTATCCGCACTTCTTGCTGGGTCATAAAATAAAGCCCATTTACTTTTGCCATCTTCATTTGTAAGCTTTGGCGGTCTAGACACAGAGTTTCTAATAATAGTAGCTCTTTTAATAATCTGACCATCTCCGCCCTCAGATGTAAAGATGTTCTTATATTCTCTTAATGCTGCTTCTTTATCCTGTCTCATTGCCTGATCAACCTTCTCTTGCGTTAGAAGGGGAACTGGCCACAATTTATTATGAACAGTAGCATTAATGATGACATCACAAGAAATGTCTGCGCAGAAATAGCGTTTATCTCCAGCAAACATACGTATAGAAAATTCTTTATATTTTGAGAAAAAGTATTGGTCTGTTCTTCCTGCAGAAGAGCAATATAGTAATTGGTTAGGGAATGGTACTGGCTCTGCCAATACATCATCTGCATCATAATCTTTACCCATTTTAAATTCAGAGTTCTGAGTGGTAAATGGTTCAGATGTATGGAATAACTCATCAGCGGCATTCATCGCCTCATCATACACATTGAGGTTACTACGCTTTGAACGGTTATTGTCAAACGCACCGTTCAATGTAAAACACTGAGAACCACCATATGTTCTAACAGTATATGATGCTGGATTATGCACCCAACCAGTAGAGTTAGCCTGCGACTTAACAACATTACTCTGGAAAATATCATTTAAATTAGTAAATGAAGTAATATTCTTCATAGCAAATTGCTCCATCTTGGTAAACAACTCTATAGACTGAGAGCCAACACCGGCCAATATGTAAGCCTTAAAGCCAGGAATCAATAGCATCTTTGCCATTATGAACAACGCAGCAAGTACAGATTTTCCTCCGTTTCTTGACATTGCCCAAACAACAAAAGGCTTGTTCCATGAATTATCAATCAAATATCTTTGATAATCCATTAGCTGAACATTGAATACTTCTTCTATAAATCTAGAAGGATTTCTGCGCCCCCACTGTAAAAATTCAGAAAGGTCCATTTTTTCTTGATATCTTTTGGTTGTCATGTTATATAAATTTGGTCTAACAAATATTCCACCATAACCAAAAGCGTCTTCAAGTTCGCCAGCTAATTCTTTATAGCCCTCAAAACAGTCTTCAATACAACTTTCTATAATGTCTTTTTCAGTTAAAATAAAATCATTCATTATCGACCACCTGCCCAAACTCATCAATTAGTCCTTTTTCTTTTAAGAACTCTTTTAAGTCTTTGTTTTCAACAAGTAGTCTTCTAGAACGTTCTACTGCTTTATCTCTTTCTTTTTGTAATGTGTCAACAAGCTCTCGTCTAATGCTCTGAATTTCATCCATTACATTTTCATCAAATCCAATTTGATCAACTTGTGCCTTTGAACTGATTTCTGCGACTTGTTGCATACCTTTGCAATAATCAACATCATACATATTGATTTTTGCATCTCTAAAACCAATAAGATCAAGTTCTTTCATTTTTCCAGTAAGAGTATTTTGACCTTTACTTTTAGAGTTATTGAAGTTTACAGATATACCATTATCTTTTGCGAGCGCATTGGCTCCAGCTAACAGCTTAGATACAGTGTCTGCAAGCTGCTTAATGGTTCCGTTGTTATTATTAAGTTTCATAGTATCGGAGGAGAGCTCATCAATTGCGTCATTAATTTTACGAATCTGATTAAATGATTTAACAATCTGAATAACTGCATTCATTTTCATACCATCATTTTTAGTTTCATCATCTATAAAACTAATTAGCTGTGCATATAGCACTGGCTTATCTTCCTCAACTGGATAACTAGCAAAAGGATCATATCCTGTCATTCTAATTACATCTCTACGATTAATTTTATACTCATCGTTAACTTCTGGGAGATATGCATCAGGAAGTTTGTCTTCCTTATCAAGCTCAATCTTTGCTGCTTGCTTTGCCTTTTCGACATAAACATCATATATGTCACTGTCTCTCCAGCGCATACCCTTGTAATTCTTTAAACCAACATTCTTAATGTATGCGTCCCACACCGTAGTTCTTGGTTTTTTATTATTAGGATCTGCCCATTCAAGATAACTAGAATTATATAGACTTTCTATATATGGTTTATCTAACCGCTCTAATGCCTCTTGAATTGAAGCCTTAGTGCAAGTTCCGTATTCCTGTCTGCGCTCATCCCAATTCAATGCAATCTTCTTAGTGCACTCTTTGCAAATTGAAGTAACGCCGCTTAAAACCAAAGGGTCTGTACTCATATAAAACTCAGATTTCTTCTTCTCTTTTAAGCAATAGTGACATAGATATATAGGTTCATCAACCGTCTTTTTAGTGGAAGTAGTTTTCTTTCCAGCACTTCTTGCCATTCACTCTACCTCCTTTCTTACTTTCTAAACAAAAAAGAAGCCCATTATAGGACTTCTTCTGCAGCCTTAGCTTCTGCGATTTCCTTATTGATCTGTGCAAATGCTGTCTCGAACTCGGGGGTTCTCTTGAATACAAACACAGTCTTGTCAGGATTTGCTCTATCTGCCTTAATATCAGCGATGTTAACACCCATCTTTAGTAGTCTACGTGCAACACCACTATTAAATACTAGCTTAAATTCTTTCTTGATGTTTTCCATAATTTTTCATTGTCCTTTCAAATTTCGTATTTTATAAAATAAAAAGAGTAGGGGAATGAACCCCTACTCGACAAGAGTTTTCTGTCCTCTTGAACGACGCTCCAGCCCCAAAGTCTGGCTTAGCTTCCTGATTTCGCCCCGCAGGGACGGGTCTTACAAATTGCCCGTTCAGAGTTTATAGTCACTCAGGCAAGACTTAGCGCAGAATTTCCACGCAATTCGGTGGACCAGGGAAGTGTTTTCCACACACAACCAGCCCTAACGTTCCGCACTTAAAGGTGACGGAATACCATTTATAACTTTATATTATAAGAGCATAGTTTTCCATCCTCTGGTGTAAAAATACACAAAGTCTGCATAGGATTGGAATATAATCTCTTGTTATTTGCATATTCATCAGTTCCGCACAAAGAACCTACTAAAGTAGACTCGACGCCAAACTGCTCAAATGCTTCAAGATGATGCTTGTCTCCAGAGAAAGTGTAATCAATTGTTTTGCCATACTTCTTAGAGAACAAACTATTAACGGTCATGCCCAGGTTCTTGAACTGGTCAAGATCTCCATGGGAACAGACCACATTATATCCACAAACATTAAAATAAATAAACTCATGATATTCACTATCAACAATGTCAACCTTGGTATTTTCCTTTAGGCGCTGCTTTAACCACCATGGAATAACACGCTCCATATTGTCAGCATGAATACTATCATTCTTGTTTTGAATAGTACGTGCATGATTGCCATATGTAGAATAAACATTAACTTCATCAACATATGCAGAAATTGCATTAATAAAGTTTGCAAGAATTTCTGAAACATGCATTAACTGCTCACATGTATTCTCTTCAGAAGCTACTCTGCAACCAGTGTGGATTGAACCATTCACAAAATCGCCTAATAGGACTACATGTAGTGTTTTAATCTCATGCTCCATCAGAGCAGACGCAACTTTCTCAAATAGCTTAGACACACGCTGTAAACAGATATTAGTATCATACTGATTCCAAATATTATTTGAAACTTGTC